TGTTGAAGGAGCAATCTCACTTGATGTAGTCGGATTCGATTCAGCACAACTCCAACTGGTCGAAGGTCGCCAACATGTTGCAGGGGAAATTGCTCGCGTAATGAACATCCCAGCATGGTTCATCAATGCCGAATCAGCATCAAGCACCTACTCAAATGTGAGCGCCGAACGAAGGTCACTTATCGATATGTCGCTTCGCCCGATAATGGATGCAATCGAATCGCGACTATCGCAAGACGACATTACTCCGACCGGTCAATATGTTGAATTCGAACTAGACGACTTCCTACGCGGAAACCCGACAGAACGAGTCGACGTGCTAATCAAACTTCTAGAAGCAGGAGTGATCTCGATAGATGAAGCGAGAGCGCTCGAAGACCTATCTCCAAGAGGAAACAATGTCACAGAATAAATACATCACATTCGCAGCTCATGTCACTGGAGCAAATGAAGCAACCCGACAAATCAGCGGAATTGTTGTACCGTTTGAAAAAGTCGGAAACACTTCCGCAGGTGAAGTGGTATTCGAATTTGGTTCAATTCCAAACCCAGACCCACGCGGAGTCAAATTTTTGTTGCAACATCAATCCGACCGACCTATCGGAAAAGCGATTGAGTTTCAAGTCACGCCTAGTGGAATCACAGGCACATTCAAGGTCTCCAACACAACCGCAGGAAGCGATGCACTTGTAGAAGCTGCAGATGGTCTTCGTGATGGTCTTAGTGTTGGCGCACAAATCGACAACTACACAATGAAAGATGGAGTGATGCATGTCACGGCAGCTCAAATTGTGGAAGTGTCGCTTGTCCATTCACCTGCATTCTCGGATGCAGTCGTAACAACTGTAGCTGCTTCAGAACCCGAAGCAGTTATCGAACAATCATCAGGAGATGAAATGTCAGAACAACCAATTGAGACCCCAGCGGTCGAAGTAGAAGCTGCAGCTGCACCCGTAGTCCAGGCTTCCGCACCAATCCTTACAGCACCACGCTCACCAATTGTTGATGGTGGAAGTTACCTTCAGCACACAATCAAAGCTGCTCGCGGTGATGATACTTCTCGTCAGTATGTTATGGCAGCTGATGACTCACTATCGAATAACGCTGGATTCAATCCGACCGAATACTTCAATGAGGTTGTTGGTTCAGCACAGCGCAAGTTCGGTCGCCCAACGATCGATGCTTGTGGTGGCGCAACCGCTCACAAGTTCATCGGCAACACAATCAGCATCCCAAAGATTGGCACTGCACCAACTGTTGCATCAGCTGCAGAAGGCGCAGCTCCATCCGAAACAGGGATGACTGCCACGGCGCTCACAGGTACTGCAACGAAGTATGCTGGACTTAACCGATTCTCGGTCGAGTTGTTAGATTTACAGGGAACACCCACCTTCTTCAATGAACTAATGAATGAGCTCGTAGCAGCTTACGCAAAGGCAACTAACGCAGCTGTAATCGCAGCTATCACTTCAGGTGGTACACAGGCAACCACAACTGCAGCTACTATCGCAGGCTTGCAGGCATTCGCATCCAAAGAAGCCGTAGCTGCTTACGCAGGTACAGGCAACTTCGCTACAGCCTATGTTGCTGGTGCTTCACAGTGGGAACTATTGCTGAACGCAGCTGATACCACTGGTCGCCCAATCTTCAACGCAGCTCAACCACAGAACGCTAGTGGTGTTGTAAACGTAGGTTCATCACGCGGTAATGTGTTCGGCTTGGACTTGTACGTCGATAATGCGATGGTCGCAACCACCATCGATGAATCAGCATTCATCATCGCTCCAGACTCAATCGGTATCTACGAGCAAGCACCACGCACTCTTCAGGTGAATCAGTTAGGTTCATTGGAGATTGAAGTCACGATGCATGGTTACCTAGCAACCATCATCAAGCGAGCAACTGGTCTTCGTCGTTTCAACTTAACCTAAGACCCCACAATCTGAGTGGGAGTCTGCTCGCTGTTCCAGACTCCCACTCTTCCAACACTGAAGGAAACCGATGAGCAAGATAGACCTAGATGAGTTCCGCGCCACTCTCGGCGTTGGCACACTCTATCCAGATTCAACCTTGCAACAGGTCGCCGATGCATCCGAAGCAATTATCGATGGGATGTTGGACTACAACCGTTCAACCATAAACTCATTCAAAATTGTGAACGGCTACGCAACGCTCCTAACATTGACCGAACATTCATTCTTCACAGGTGACTCAATACTTGTGTCCGGAATCAATGGTGATCTCAATGGAACTCGCACTGTGACATCTGTTGGAGTGTTATCGATTGACTTTGCTACAACTGCAACGAATTTAGATGTGCGTTTGATTAAACCGTTCGGCACTGCAGTCCTAGCAAGCCAAACCACTTTGTATGATGCAGTTCCAGCGGTTCGGGAAGCATCACTGGCTATCGCTGTGGAAATCTTCCAACAGCGCACAGCTGCAGGTGGACAGGTTCAGGCAGTCGATTACACTCCATCACCGCACAGATTAGGTCGTGCGCTTCTGAACCGTGTACACGGACTTCTAGCGCCATATATGGACATGGGTGGACTCATCGGATGAGCCTATCTACAACCAGACAAGACCTAGCGGATGCGCTCAAAGATGCAGGATACTCGGTCTACGCATATCCCATGAATCAGATGTTTGCTCCAGCGGTTGTTGTCGTTCCAGCGAGTCCATATGTGGGATGGGATACACCTACGCGCCGACACGCTAGATACAACCTGACTCTCATGATTGTAAATAACGACAACCAAGCTGCACTGCTTAACATGGAAAAAATGATAGACGATCTATCCGACCTTCTACCTATCTTCTGCACAGTAACCGAATTCAGCCAACCATCAATTGAGGAAGTCGGCTCAACCGATTACCTAATATCGGACATCACAGTCCAACTCACTATCAACTAAGGAGAAGCCAAATGGCTCTTGTATACCAGACAGGTCGCGACCTGACACTCACAATCAATTCAGTCACCTACACAGATGTAGCAGCTGGAGCAACACTTGCAGTGGAAGAGAATCAATTCACTGGCGAAGTTATCAGTGGTCGAATCACAAAGCATATCGACCGGTCGGGAACTTTGACTGTGGAACTATATCAGGATTGGTCTTCGACTTCACCTGCTTCAGTTTGTAAGGCTCTTTGGTCTGCAGCTGCAACCAGTCCGAACACTGGTCTCGCATTCACTCTTGGATGCAGTGGCACAACCATCGCAGGCAAGGTCTTCCCGAACTTCCCTGAACTTGGCGGAAACGCCACAGATGCTTTGACAACATCGGTCACTTTGACTGTGGACTTCACAGGCGCAAACACACTGACACTTACTTAATCAACGAGGAGAGAACGGCATGAAAGTAAAAGTCAAAACAAAAACAACTGAATACGATGTGGACATCGACCAAGCATGGGTCTGGGTAAGGCTTGAAGAAGATTTGGGTCTTACCCTGAACCAAGCGCAAGAAAAAATGACAACAGGTTCAACTAAAGCAATCACATATTCGATATGGATTGCAAGTGAATCTGATGAACCATTCGCCGTCTGGGTCAAGTCTTTAGTGAGTTTCGATTACATCGATGATGAAGACCCAAAAGAGATAGACGGCAATCTCTAAGATTCCGCATCATTGAGTTAGCCGTCACTACTGGTATTCCGAAGAGTGATCTCTTTAACTGGTCGATGGATGAATTAGATATGGGATTTGAGGTGTTACATGAGCGACAAAATCAAGATAGATATTAAACCCGATAAGGAAGATTATCGGATGCTCATGCAAGCATTCAAAGTCATGCCCAAAGAAGCGCAAAAAGAACTACGCGCAAGCAACAAAAAACAAATGACCACGCTTGCAAACAAAATTAAATCAGCTGCGCGGAATGGTCGAAGCAGTAACCAACAGGAAATTGTTGCGAAAAGCATTCGAGCCAACAGCGACCGATTCCCCAGCATCATCATCGGTGGGTCACGAATAGCAAGAGTATCGCGCAAAGCCACTTTCAAAAGCCCACGACCAGCAGTTGGACAACTTGTCTTTGGTGTTGAGTTTGGTGCAGGTGACACAAAGAACGGTCGCTTGCCAAATGGTGTTCGACGATTCCCTAAGCGCTCAAAAGTCGGTTACTTTATCTTCCCAACACTGAAACGAAATCAGGAACGCATCCGCCAAGACTACTTGGAAACTGTTTACAAACTATTGAAGAAGAGATGGGGATAGATCGTGGCAAACATTCGCACACTCAAACTTAACCTGCTAGCCGATACAAAAGACTTTTCCAAAGGTATCAAAAAGGCTAGCGGACAGACAGATTCATTCAGTTCAAAACTATCTTCATCAATGAAATCTGTTGCTAAGAATGCAGCTCTCGCAGGGTTGGCGGTTGCAGGTATGGCGGTCGCGTTCGGTGTGTCAGCAGTCAAAGCATTCATGGAAGATGAGAAGAGTCAGCGCAGACTTGCCAAATCCTTGAAGAACACAACTGGAGCAACAAACAAACAAATCAAAGCGATTGAAAAATACATAAAGAAGACATCGCTCGCGACCGGAATTGCGGATGATGATCTCCGACCAGCATTCCAGCGATTGACACAGACAACTAAAGACACATCGAAGGCACAAGAACTTTTATCACTTGCACTAGACATAAGTGCAGGGAGCGGAAAATCTGTCGAATCTGTGAGCGCAGCTCTCTCCAAAGGTTACAACGGGAACTTGGGTGCATTAAGCAAACTAGGTGTCGGACTTGATAAAACAACAATCAAATCAGGTGACTTCAATCTTGCACAAAAGGAACTCACAAAAACATTCAGTGGACAGGCAAAAGTAGCTGCAAACTCATTCGAAGGTCGCATAAATCGATTCAAAGTCGCGATGGATGAAGCCAAAGAATCTATTGGTGGAGCAATTCTAGAAGCCATTCAACCATTCGTTGATACTTGGTTGCCGAAAATTGCCAGAGGTGTCCAGGATGTCATTGATGGGTTTCAAGGGAAAAAAGGCAAAGGCGCTGGAATATCGCTTGGACAATCAATTAGAAATGTTGCTGATGCAATTGGCAAATTTATTACGGCGGTGAATACAGGCGATGACGGCAAACAAAAGTCTTTAGGAGAAAATATCCAAAGTATTGCTGACGCTTTTGACGCTCTCGCCAGAGCAATCGAAGCCTTCAGTAAAGCGTGGGGAAAATTACAAAAATTAGACAACTCAAAGGCTGGACAGTTTTTAGACAAATTGGCAAAATTTTCAGGGTTGAATCCTTTTGCAAACATTCCAGATATAATTAAATATTTTGGCGGCGATAACAATGCTCCACCTAAATCAAAACCTAAACGAAAACCACGCAAAGCATTGGGCGGAGCGGTGATCTCTGGCACACCATATTTGACTGGAGAATATGGAATGGAAATCTTCCAGCCATCAGGCAACGGAAGAATCATTCCTAATCACGCTTTAGGTGGTGGCACAACCATCATCAACTTGAACGGAATTGTCGATGCTGAATCTGCTCGCCGTTCCATCGAACGCCTACTCCAGCGCTCCAGCATCCGCACAGGAGCAATCAACCTGCAAGGTTCAGTGCTATAAATGGCTCGACTCCTGTTCAGCGGTTCAGATGCAGCTAACCGCACCTACATCCAATCCGTCAATTGCACCATAGGTCGCACATCGACAACCGAACAACCATCCCCAGCAACCTTCAGCTGCGAAATCGGTCAAGACATCGAAACCAATACATACTTTGATGGAATCCAAATGGGTGAAATCGTTGAATGGTATCTAGACGACCCAGCATCAGGTTCAGATGTGCGAGTCTTCTATGGAGAAGTTACCGACATATCGATTCGTCTAGACCAATGGAGTCAAGGTAACGGAATCCGCACATACACAATCACAGCAATTGGAATGTCAGGCGCACTAAATCGGCAATTAACAGATTCAAATAGTTATCCGAAACAATATTCGGGTACACGCATCTCAACGATTCTTTCGAACGCCGACTGGCAGGGATACTCCTACGATGTGACATACATCAATACGACAAATGTTTATGAAATTAGTGCAACGAGTGATGGCTATGTGTCTTCACTAGAATTTGCACAAGCAGCTGCAAACTCTGCGATGGGATGTTTGTACGAAGATCACAAGAACGGCTGGATGGTGTACGACTCTTATACCGGTCGGAAATCGAATCCAACAATCACTCTGACAATTGGTGACATTCTTGCTTCATCATTCACCATCGCTCAAAGTTCGACAGATGTAGCGAATCGCACATCCGTCACCTATGGCGCATCAGGCGCATCATCATCATTCTGGGATAACTCCACATCGCAGGGAATCTATGGCATTAAGGAAGGTGTCAAAGAGACAACCCTTCACAACCTGTCAGATGCAAACAGTATTGCCCAAATCTTGCTCGCTAGCCACAACACTCCAGAATTCAACCTGACCAGTATTACCATCGATACAGCTGCAATCTCTGACTCATTGAGACAATCACTTTTGAACGCTCATGTGGGTACACAAATCTATGTGACAGACCTACCCACGAGCGAAATTGTGACATTCTCTGGATTTATCGAAGGCTATTCATGGTCTTCATCAAGAGAACACGACCAAATAACCATGACTTTATCCAACTACGGAAACCTGTATCCATATACACTTTGGAATCAGTTAAATGGAACTGATACATGGAACACTTACGCAACATCAACTACTAAATGGAGTGACATAATCTAATGGCTACAACATCACAAAATGGCTGGACAATTCCAGCGGACACAGACCTTGTTCGCAACGGAGCATCCGCGATTCGAACACTTGGCAACGCGATCGATGGCGATTTAGGGAAACTTACCTACACGAACATCACACCATCATCGACTGGCACAGGCTGGGTCTTAGGTACAGGCAACAGCGCAAGCGCCAACTATTGTTCACTCGGTAAAACAGTGTTCTTCGATGGCAACATTACATTCGGAACTTCCGCAGCTGCAGGTTCAGGCACACTCGCCATCGACTTGCCAATCAATGCCAGCACTAACTCCACAGAATGGATAGGTAATGGAATGTTTTACGATGCATCAGACACCGCCTATTACCCACTAACACTTCGAATCACTGGAACGGATGTCGAATTCTTCTTCTCAAAGATGCGCACAGCCAGCCCAACAACCTTTTTAAACTTGCTTGCATTCAACAACACCAACAAGCCTGTGACCATCGCAAGCGGAGATCAGATTATCTGGTCAATTACTTATCAGGGAGTCTAAACATGACCGAACCAAAAAAAGCACCAGCCAAAAAAGCGGTAGCAAAACCATCCAAATTTAAGCCACCTGTCAGCGCTCCTATAACTTGTGAATACGGTCGCAAAGGGAATTCTTGGTCTTCTGGATGGCACACCGGAATTGACTATGGCGCAAAGCGTGGCACATCTGTCCATGCAGTCGCTGATGGTGTTGTTATAGCTGCCATGTGGGGAGAAGCATATGGCAAACATGTAGTCATTCAGCATGGTTCAGTTCGCTACATCTACGCGCATCTTGAATCCAAAGTGCCAATCCCAGCAGGAACAAAGGTCACGCAAGGAATGGTCATAGGCGCTGTAGGAGCGACAGGAAACGCTTCAGCGGTTCATCTGCACCTAGAAGCACGAATCTCGCCTTACCGTTACGCTGTGGATGCTGTAGACCCATCTAAGGCTCTGTCGTGAGAAAGAAGTACGGAATGACCAATCTGCCAAAGCCAATATCATTCGGTCTTGTGGCGTTCCTTGCATCATGGCAAGCAACCCAATTCTCGCTGGAATATAGGTCTGTCATGGGAGCAATTGTCGCTGGACTCATGGGATTCCTGAACCCTGAATTATCAGGTTCAGACACGCCGAATAAGTCAAAATAGCCAAACCTTGCACAATTCGTTATAGTCGTTCCCATGAGACAACTACTCACTGCATCACAAGCGCAACGCCTACTCCAAGTGTCTCGTCAAACTTTGGCGAATTGGGAACGAAGCGGACAAATTGAAACAGTTCGAATCGGTGGTGTTGTGCGGTATTGGGTAGATGTCGCATCAAACAAAGGAACAGCAAATGAAAAATCAAGCAGCTAAAGCGCTACGCATAGCGCACCTAGCGACAGCAATCACCATCGGATTCTGCATCTCTGGAATGGATGTAGCACCACTGCGAGTAATCTTCTGGAGTGTTGTTGCAGTTTTCGTTCTATCGATCTCCTACCATCGGTTGTACTTCGACAAAACCAAAAAGGAATACAAACCATTCAGCGATACTCCCATCGATGATGAAGTTCGCCGTGACTTAGGCATAAAGGAATAAACAAGATGGAACAGCAAACATTACGAATCAGACAAATACTTAATCAACTGCCAAAAGCATTATTGATTGAGATGATACTTGCACAGGAATCAGAACCAGTCTCTCAAACCGTTTCACAACCATCACTATTTGAACCATCTGAACCATCTGTCAATCACCAGTTCAAACATAAGCGACCACGAACATCGACAACTCGCCGTAAATGGACACGCGAACAAGATGAAGCGCTGGTCTATGCCATCAAACAAGGCAGGAAGTCCTATGCCGAAATTGGGCAACTATTGGGCAGGACAAACAAGGCAGTATGCCAGCGAGCAGTAATCTTACGAAGTCGGGGTCAAATATGAGTTACGACCTGGGCGACTACATTCAAGTAAATGAGCGAATCATGTTGGCGCTACAAAAGTTCCCAGACATGGTTCTCCAGTTCGAATTCAAAGGAGTCTTGGAACACAACCCAGACTTCATCTGGGGTATCGCATACCTGTATCGAACTCCAGACGACCCACGACCAGCAATCGGCACAGCTGCAGAACTCGCAGTAGGTAAAACAAATTTCACACGCAATTCAGAGATCATGGTGCTGGAAACTTCTGCATGGGGTCGTGCTTGCGCAGCTGCAGGAATCGGATTGAAGAAGGGAATCGCTACAGCGCAAGAAGTCGAACAGGCTAAAGCCCGAAGCGCACAACCTGAAACCGATGCATGGGGTACACCTGTCGAACCTGTGCCAATGAGCGAACCTGTGAAACCGATTGGAATGGAAATGACAGAGAAGCAATATGCGCTTATCAAATCCTTGTTCAATTACTCATGGAGCGCCATGAACGAATATGTCGATGAATTCAAAACTATCAACGGCATCCCAGCGGACAAGAAGTTAGACAAAATTGGCGCATCAAAACTCATCGAAGAATTAAAGGCAAAAGGCTACATCGCAGGGAAGAAGCCAAACAATCCAGACCCAGAGAGCAAATGGGATTAACATGACATACATACCACCACTATCGGACATCATTCGCGAAGCATGGAATCGAACAAAACCATGCAAAGACGGAATCTATACAAATAGTCCATTCTGCGTATCATGCTTAATCGCCGAAATCGCGATTGTTGGAGATGATGTGCAATTCATCCAGCAGCTTAAGGAACGCCATGACCGACTCAACAAATGACTCACTTATACATCGATGTACAGAATGCGGAACACTCCTGTATTCAGATGGCTCATGCCTGACATGCGAACTCGCTCGCAATCAACCACCAATCGCTCCAGCAAAACCAATCAAAAAGACCGCCAAATCCAAGCCCAAAATGGCGGATAAGAAATCATGACAATCATGGAAACTAAGGAATGTGAACATGGTGAACCAAAAGGCTCTGACTATTGTGCGCTATGTCGTTGGAGTGGTGTGGGCAGAACTGTTCTATCTGATATTCAGCCGATGTCACGAAGGAGCGACCCAGCGACCAGCAAAAGAGCTGCAGTGGAAGTTCTCCCGAAAGTCAAGACACAAGCGTTCTCACTACTCGTTGCACACTCACGAAACCCCAACGGACTAACAGATGAAGAAGCCTGCATAGCAGCTGGACTTGATCTCCGAATCGAATACCGAACACGATGCTCAACCCTGCGCAATCTTGGACTCATCGAAGACACGCTGTTCACACGCGAATCATCAATGGGAAGACAAAACATGGTTAGGGTAATAACTCCAAAAGGTAGGGAATGGATTCGCTCCCAGAAATGGTGAAACCCATCGGCAGGCGATGGGCTTCACGAGCGACAATGCTTCCGCAAGAACTGCAACTCTAGGTGAGAGTCTAACTCACTGACCGACTCACAATCGGTTAAACCGCCGTCAGATGGCGTTTCGTGGTCTGGGAGTGAGCCAGACAAAACATTCCCAACAGGGAAGAGATTAGGAGTCGAGTATGAACCGAACCGCCCATGCTCCGTGTAGCACTCCTAGTCACAAGGCGCGGTTATGCGTAAGCATCCATGACCAGTACCAGACGACTCCTATACGAGCATGTACAGAGCATGGCTTAGTAATAAGCCATTCCCTGCCCACCGAAGCCCTACCAAGCATGACAAGGAACAACATGAACAAGAACATCGAAGAACTACTTAACACGCTAGACGAACTCCTAGACACTATTGACCGGTATCAGGAAGAACTCAACGGAATACTCAAAGAGTTCAGACCAGAGACAGAAGCATCCAGTGAGTAACGAATCAATCAGAACCAAAGCATGGCAAGAGCTGCGCTTGCGGATACTTGCACGAGATGCCTACACCTGCGCATACTGTGGCGGTACAGCAAGCCAAGTAGATCACATAGTTCCACGAAGTAAAGGTGGCGACAACAGTCCAGACAATCTCACTGCAGCTTGTCGAACCTGCAACATCAGAAAAAAGGATAAGCCATTAGCGGTTTTTTCTATGAGTAGTAGAC